GACTATTTCAATTTTGCAAAATCAATTTGGAGTATTGTTTATGATTCTATTGACGTAGTCGTAAAGAAAAACAAAAATAATTTACAAAATAAGTCAGGTTTTTTTTACTACAAACAACCTGAAGAAATTTTTATATGGCAATATACTACAAGAAAGGTATATAAAACTAAAGGACAAACAAAAACATCTTTAAAATTAATTTTCAAAGGACAACAGGATAGTTTGACTATATCGGAAATTATCTCTACTTTTTCAAAAACATATGAGAAAAATAACGAAGTGGATTATCCAATCTTTGAAGTCTTTTGTAGTGATATATTTCCATTGGAGCAAACATTAATACCGATTTTCAAAAGAAAAATATTATCGTATGTTAATCAAAGTGTTAAAATAACTAGAAAATTATTATCATAATGGACAAAAAACAAATTAAAAATTTGATGGATAAATTACGACAACCAATCCACATCAGTTATATTTCCAAATATATTCTTAAAAAAGATATGGATGAAACAAAACAACAATTAGATATTTTAATATCTGAAGGTTATATTAAAGAAAGTTCTTTAAGCGGTGGATATTATGTGGCTATCTAAAAAAACATATAATATAGGTGGTTCAAATTGTAGTCAAACTGTGGTTAAATTATTTAATCAATCAATATTATACAGTAAATCACCGTCAGGTTGGTCCATCAGATTTAATAATGTTATTGGTATTAATGTTACAACAAAACCATTATTTTCTGTTAGAAATGGAATTAAAAAAAGTGTGAAATTAGGGAAATATTATATAGTAAAATTATGAGTAAAGAAATGGTAAACCACCCGGAACATTATGGTGGTCAGGACAATCCGTATGAGGTTGTTAAAGTGTGTGAAGCTTGGGGTTTAGATAAAGACGCTTACATTTTCAACGTGGTTAAGTATGTTGCAAGAGCGGGTAAGAAAGACACAGATAAAGAACTTCAGGATATGAAAAAAGCGTTGTGGTATTTGAATCGTAAAATTGAACGTCTTGAGAGTAACAGTTGATATTGATGAATACGCAGAAGGTGCGGTTCTATTAGATGGATTGGAAAGTGCAATCGTTGGGATTGTAGAGGACTTTGGTTCTCCGGGAAGAAAGATGTTATATTCAAAACAAGGGATATTAAATATCTTACAAGAAAGAGACCTAATGACTATGGGTGAAGCTGAAGAGTTTTACGATTATAATATATTAGGGTTACACGCTAGTGAACAAAATGCAGTGTTTTTAGATTTAGAAATAACACCAATTAAAAAAGAAGATGGTTGGGAATACCAATTAAAAGAATAAGATGATAGAGACAGGAAAGATTATAAATGGTGATTGTATTGAGGTAATGAAAACATTTCCTGAAGGTTCAATTGATTTACTATTGACATCACCGCCATATAATGTAAACATTTCGTATGATGTTCATAAGGATGATTTACCAATGGAAGAGTATTACGAGTGGTCAAAGGATTGGTTGAGAGAGGCGTTCCGAGTATTAAAAGATGATGGTAGGATTGCGGTAAATGTTCCAAATGAATTGAATGTTCAAGAAAGAGGTGGAAGAATATTATTTGTTGCAGAGTTTTGGATGATGATGAAAGAAGTTGGGTTTAAATTTAGTGGGTTAGTTGACCTTACAGAAGATAGTCCACATAGAGTTAGACAGACAGCGTGGGGTTCTTGGATGAGTGCTTCGGCGCCTTATGTGTACAATCCGAAGGAGTGTGTGATTTTGGCTTACAAGAAAAGTAGTAAGAAATTATCTAAAGGGGTTTCGCAATGGTTGGGAACACCAACTGAAGTGACTACTGAAGATGGTAAGGTTAAAAACAAAATGGTTTATCAGAACGAAGACAAGAAAGAGTTTATGAACTTGGTGTTTGGACGTTGGGAATATTTTGCGGACACTAAGTCATTAACTAAAGCTACATTCTCTATGGACATCCCGTCAAAAGCAATTAAAATATTGTCATATAAGAACGATATTGTCCTTGACCCTTTTATGGGTAGTGGAACATCGGCCTTTGCTGCTGAGTTATTAGATAGACGATGGATTGGAATCGAGTTATCTCCGGATTATACCGAGATTGCAAGAAAAAGAGTTCAATCATTAATTGATGAACGAAAACAAACGAAGTTAGAATTAAAAGAAGAGGTGTTATAACCTCTTTTTTATTTTCTGTATATTTATAACTAAACAATTTATTATGGCAAAAAGATTTATAATTTCAGAAGAAGAAAGAAGTGACATTCGTTCAAGATATGGTTTAGTTAATGAACAAAACGAACCAATTGAATATAAAAAAGCGGTACAATGTTTCCTTAATAAAAAAGGATATAAAGATGATTCAAAAAAACCATTAGTTGTTGATGGTAGATGGGATGATAAAACTGAAGAGGCTTTACGTAAATATCAATCTAAAATAGGTGCAGATACTGATGGTGTTTGGGGCCCAATGACTTATAATAAAATGCCAAAAGCTGATGTTCAAATTTTTAAACAATGTATTTCGGATGAAGGAGACTTTCTTGATAAAGGATTGCATTTTTTAGGATTAGATTAATGAAAAACCTTATAAAAGAAAGTGGGATAAGAGATATTAATGCTCTTGCAAAACGATATCCTAAAGCGGAAATTTATTTTCACCAAGATTTAGATGGTGTGACTACGGCTATTGCTATGAGAGAATATCTTGAAAACAATGGTATTAAAGTGGTAGGTGCTCATGTTATTCAATATGGTGATAAAGAATTTGCTGTAAAGAAAAATGATGCTAGTGGTGATACAATGCCGGTGTTAGTTGACTTTGCTCACGGAAAACCAATGTTTGTTATTCATACCGACCACCACGATAGACAGGCCGGTGCTGAAGATACCAAATCAACATCGTTCAGAAGTTCTCGTTCGAATGTTGAAACAATATCACAGATAGTTTCACCAAAAGAATTATTCCCATCTTCGGATATATTATTAATTTCAACGGTAGATTCTGCCAATTACGCATCTAACGAAATAAGTGTTGACCAAGTTATCTCTTATTTATTCAAATTAGATAAGGATAAGTCATTGGAAAAAAACAAAATGTTAATGGGATTGGTTGCTAACAAATTATTATTAGCGTTCAAAAACAAACCAGGATTTTTAGAAACATTGGTGATGGAATGCACACCATCCTTATTGAATATTCTTAATACTATAAAAAGAATAATGGTCGAGAAGGGTTATGCTAAACCGGAACAACTTGAAGTAAATAAAGATGAGTATGTTAAATCAATGCAAACAAATCCTAACGTTAAAGTATTAGGTAATGTGATTGTTCAATATGGCGGTGGGTCAATGTTTAAGCCAGGTTCTTATGATAGATATACACCATTCAAAAATAACCCGGAAGCTGATTTTATTGTTATTGCTTGGCCTTTGGGATTAGTTCAAGCGTCTTGTAATCCATTTAAAGGAGAACGTCAATTGAAAGGTGTTAATTTAGGTGAGATTGCTCAAGAAGTATTGTCTAAATGGGAGGACCAATTAAAACAAAGAGAAATACCACTATCAACTATTAAATGGGTTTCGGAATCTTCAAAAGATTTTAATCAGGAATCAACAGGGTTTACATTTAAAGATTTTGTTGCTTTATATGGTAAAGAATATAAGACAATGGAAGATGGTAGAGAAAAATTATATCACATTGGTGAAATGATGGAAATGCCTTTTTCTGAATTACCTGAAGAACATAGAAAAATGTTGGATGACATTAAAGTTAACGCCTGGGATTTCATTCAATCAAATAGTGGGGGACACAAATGTATTACAAACATATCCGGGTTAAACTTTATGGGTAGAAGTACTAGACCACCAAAAGGTAGTACTAGATATAATGAAGCTGAAGATTCACCTTCAGTTAAGTTTACTAAAATGATTCAGAATGAGTTTGTGAAAGTATTACAGGAGAAGATAAATCAATCGTAGTGATTAATTTTATCACCAATTTTAATTCCTAAATCTTTACAGGTTCCACCTTGTAGTTCAAGTATCATATCTCCTTCACCACAATAGTTTTCACAATCTTTAGTTTTACAAGGAGGACAATTAGAATGGATTTCAGTGATGGTGTCATTGTCAATGAAAATAATATCTAAAGGTATTATACAATTTTTCATCCAAAAACAATGTTCACCTTCAGACATTATAAATAACATACCATTAAAGGTATCATCAAATTGTTTGTTCATCATACCACGACTAGTGTCTTTTGATGATATAACAGTTTTGACTTTAAATTTATTTTTGTTTATAATTAATTCCATATACTTATAAATACACAAAAAAATATAAAATGAAAGAGGTAAAACGATATTCCGGTGTAATTGTCAAATGTGGCGATGAGGTATTACTATGTAAAAGAAATGCTACAGGTAGTTTGCCAGGACAATGGAGTATACCTGGTGGTAATTTAGAGAAAGATGAGCATCCAATGGATGGTATTGAACGTGAATTTAAGGAAGAAACAAATTATACGTTAGATAACAAATTAAAATTAGTTGGATTTGTTAAAAGATACAATCGTGATGGTTCAGAAGTTAAAGGATTGATGTATGTTTTTATGATGGAGACTGACAAGAAGATAAATCCGGACTTGGAAAACGCTAAAGATGGTGAGGAACACACAGAATGTGGGTACTTTGACCTTGAAAATTTACCATTTGATGATAAAACTGACCAATTATGTAAATTAATTACGAGAATCTTAAAAAAAGATTAATTTTTCTAATTTTATCGCATATTTATATATTCATTAAGCCAACAACCCCCCTTTCTTATGGTTGGACTTTATAAAAACCTCAACAGAGTAAAATTTGTTGAGGTTTTTTTTGTTTATTGAAAAAAATAGTATTATCTTTGTACTCACAAATGAAATAGATATGACTACATCAAATTACACAATCAGAATTGAGAACGAGAAGTTCGGGAAACTATTAAGTGAAACATTCGTAGACGCAATCCAATTCAAGTTATTCTTGAAAATGATTCAGGGTTGTCTTGAACTGAAAAATGATTTGACGTTCTTCAACGGGAGTGATTTCTTAATTCACGTTCCACACAAATATTTGGTGGATTCAGTTATTGTTACATCAACATTTGAAATGTCGTTGGCTGACCATATGAGAAGTAAAGTAGAGGCGTTAGTTACTAAATAATATAAGATATGAGCACAAATTACTACAGAATACCGAAAGCCGGTGAGGTTAGAATCAAATACCTTGACTTGGTTGAGAAGATAAATGATTTGGACATATGGAGTCCGGAAAACATTTATAATGAATTTAGAACCACTGAAAAGGGTTATGAGAAATGGTCTGCTTGGGATGAGTTCCTTGATGGTATGAAAATTCATATTGGTAAAAGAAGTTCAGGGTGGAAATTCTTATGGAACTTTCAAGGTGGTAAATTCTATACTAATAAAGAAGAACTATTAAAGTTTATTCGTTCAGGTAGAATTGTTAATGAATATGGTGAAATACAAAATACCGAAGAGTTCATTAAAATGGCGTTGGAGTGGGGACAACCGGATGGTTCCGTGTTAGATGCAAATTATATTAAAGAACAAAGTAAATTGGCTCATTATAAACCATTTACCGATATGTCAAAGTATTATGATAAAGAAGTTGATGGGCTTAGAGTATCATCAACAGCGGAGTTTTCCTAATTCTCTTTAAAGATAGGATGGTGGAGTCGCTGACATCAGTCAGTCCAAAATTAACCCTCACAATAGTGGGGGTTTTTTATTTTATATGATATTTATAGATAAAACAATTATGGGTAACGTTATATTAACAGAGAAACAACTTGAAAAATTGGTAACCAAAATGAAAACCATCAAAGAAAATGATGGTGAAGGTTCTTATATGGCAAAACAACAATTATTTACTATTGCAACATTGGCTCACGCTATGTGGGAAAAAATGGAAGATGGTGAACAACTTGAAGATTGGATGGAATCCAAAATATCTCAAGCGGAACAAAGTATTGTAGGGGTTGTTAAAACTTTTATGTACGATGAATTTAAAGATAGTCCTCAATCTAATAACGGTATGGGTAAATTAGATTATGATGAAATAATAATTGGTAAATAATAAAAAAAACTTTTACATTTTAAAACCTTTGTTTAATTTTATACAAAGGTTTTTTTTATGAGTAGAATTATTGTAACAGGTGGACTTGGATTTATCGGGTCTGAATTTGTAAATTATGTAATGGAAAACACAACTCACGATGTTGTTGTTTTAGATAAAATGACTTACGCGGCTAATATTGATAATATTAAAAACGAATTTCGTTTAATAAAAAAAGATATCTGTGATGTTACAGAAGAAGATTTGGGTGAATTTGATTACATCGTAAATTTTGCTGCGGAAACGCACGTTGATAACTCAATATCTAATGGTAGACCATTTGTTGAAACAAATGTAATGGGGACTTTTAATTTATTGGAGGTTGC